AACTGGTCGACACGCCCGCGATCGACGTTTTCGATCTTATCTGCGAAGAACTTATCGATCTCTTCTGCGTTGAGCGCGAGTGCGCCTTGCGCGAGTGCACCGACGCCGACACCGACGAGACCCCCGCCGGGGCCCGCGATAAGAAGCCCTGCGCCGCCACCGACAAGCGGCAGCACCCACGGGTTATTAACGAAGAACTGAAAGATATCGCGAACGAAACTCCACCAGAGGCGCTTCAACGATCGGATCAACATAGCCCACGTTAGTTCTAACGCCTTTACGAGTATGTTGAACGCGGTCTCGATATCGCCGGACTTTATCGACGCCACGATCGCTTTTATCGAATTCGACCAGTCGGTTGCGAGTCCCTGTAAGTCGGTCTTGAGTTCGCGGAACTTCTCGATCGTGTTATTGCCGCTCGCGACCGCGGCCACGCCGAGCGCGACAACACCGGCAACGACAAAACCGATCGGACTCATGATCGCGAGCAACGCGAGTTTGACCGCAGCGAGGAGCGCGCTAAAAACGCCAATCGCGATCGAGACGAGCTTCACGATACCCGCGAAAGCGAGCAGCGCACTACCGGCGGTTACGAGACCTGCAGCGAACGCTGCTATCGCAATGACAGCGCCCTGGTTTGCGCGCACCCACTCAACGAGATTCGCAGTCGCGTTTTTCAGCCACGCCGCGATCGCCTCCAACACCGGCGCAATCGCAGCAGCGACTTCGTACCAAACCGCAGAGATCGAAGCCGTAATCTCGCGCCACGATTGCATGATCTGCGTGGCGTGCTGTACTCGTTCACTCGTGGTCGCAGTTAGATTCGCAAGTCGTTCCTTCGCGTCGTTCGAGAGCATGCCCATCGAGACGAGCGACATGCCGACCTTATCGCCAAAGAGCTCGACCGCGATGCGTGCTCGTTGCGTCTCGTCCGGAATGCGTTGCAACGCCTCGAGTACGATTTCGAGTCTCTGCTGGAGCGGCAGATGCGCGAACGAGATAACGCCGAGATTCTGGAGCACGTCCCCGAACTCGGCCACCGCTTTCGCATCGAGTTTCGCGGTCATGTTCTCGAGCGATGCGCCGAGTTCGTCAACGCTAACCTTCCAAACGCGAAAGAGCGACGTAAGCTTCGAGAACTGCTCGACCGACGTACGCAGTCGCAGCGCCCAGCCACCTATCGCTTCCTGCTCTTGGAAGACCGATAGCGCCGGCCGAAACGCTGCGAGTATCGACGCGCCGATGCCCTGCAACGCAACGCCCCACGTTGCGAGCTTGCGCGAGACCGCGTTGAGGTCCGCAGTCAGTCGATCCGTGAGCGTCAGCTCGACGCTCGCACGACCCGCTCGGATTTCTGCTGGGCTAGCCACGACTTTAGATCGTCCTTCGTTAGTAACGGCAACTCGCTGTCACCGCGAACACCGAACCGCTCGAGGTACTCGGCGACATCCGGAAAAATATCTTCGACTCGAATCGTCGGCGACTCGCTACCGCGAAACGCGTTCGCAATCGCCGCTGCGATGATACCGTAGTGACAGTGATCGTGGAATAATCGACTTTCGTACATCGCGCGCAATTCGCCGAGTGTAAAGCCCCACGGCGCTACGCCGAGGTAGCCGGCAAAGTGCCAGACGTAAGACTCGATGTCGGCACACTCGCTTGTTCGACTTTCGACAGCAGTAGCTTCAACGCGGCGCCGAGAATCTCGCGCATGATCGGGTGGCCCTCGAAAAAATCGAGGATCCTCGAAATAAACGCGACCTCGGCTTCCCAGATCGATCGACCGTAGAGCGACTCGAAAACGTCGTTCGCGGTGATACCGTGGCGCGCAAGCGAATCGCGACACAAAACTGTCAGCAACGCCTCTGCAGTCTTGCGATCGCGGAACACGGCGCCGTCAGCAAGTATGCGCACAAACTCCTCGTAGTCGAATCGCTGCGACTGCGCGTTGTCGGTCGTAGTGTCTGGCCGCACTACACGTGCGAGCGCCTCCGAGGCCCACTTCGCGAGATCGAACCCGTGATCGCGAAGATCGTGATACCGCGCAAAGCTGATCCGCGCGACTTCGTACTCGCGACCGTGCTCGTCCGTAAATCGATGTCGCATCGTTGCTGCTCCACTTCGTGTGTCACTTCGTTCCCTCTCACGATCAGGGCGTTACCTCGAAGTACTCGGGATAGCGATAAACGGTGCCATCGAGTAACGGCGATACCACGAACGTAACCGAGATTACGATCGCCTGCCCCATCTGTTCGGCGCGGTTGAACCGCGTCACCTCGACCAACGTCTTCAAGCCCCACGAACCGACCTCGGTGCGCGAACCGTTCAAGCAGAGAACGTGGAGCTGGCCGCGAGCGAAAAACGCCTGACGAATTTGCGCGACACTCGGGTCGCCTGCAACGTCCAGCATATCGAACTCGATCGTCGCTTCCTTCAGCGTCGCGACCTGCGTGCGCCAGCCTGCATGCGCACGCGTCGTCACGTCCGCGGTCGCATGCGAAAGATTTAGTGTCAGATTATTGACATTCGGCACCTCGACCCACGTCGGCGTGGTCCAGTTATTCGCGCTATCGACGTAGAGCTTCGCGAGGTGCCCCAGTCGTGTTCGACTCATGCGTTTGCCTCCTTAAAGAACTGCGATAATCTCGCCAACCCTTCGCGAAACGCGGGTTTCATGTACTCGCGCTTCGGATACTTCGCGACGCGTGCGCCGTATCGACGTACGCCGCTGTGCTCGTGCAGCGCTGGCACCGGCGAATCGGGACTCAATAGCGTCGGTCCGATAACAACGCTTTTCTTTCGCTCGTCAAGCGAGAAGAAGATCAACTTTCGAAGCTGGCCCTTGCGTACTGACGGCGGTTGGCCAGGTGGCGACGGCGTTTTACGCCGACGCATACTTCGCTGCGCGACCAGTCGCACGAAAGCACCGAACCGCTTGAAAACGCGCAGCGTCTTGCGATCGAAATAACGCACGACCGCTGGCCGATCGAGAAAAAGCTGCTTCACTTTTACGATCGACTCCGACGCCATCACAACGACTCCAACACGGCGTAGCGCGCAGTCACACTCGCGCGAACGAACGAACTTTCGTCGAATACTTCCTCGATCTCGTAAAGCGGATCGGAAAACGAGATCGAGTCGAATGCGTATGCGATGCCATCTCGCTCGAGCACTTCTTCGCTCGTGAGTCGCGACGCAATCGAGTGCACGTCGTTGACGACGATCTCGATCGACGACGCATCCACGTACGGCCGAACACGAACGACCTCTACGTCGAGAAGGAATCGAAATCGCGATCGCGAAAGTCGCTCGCGCTCGGAACGAACGAACGTAACAACGCACACGTCGGGCGTCTCGCGTGCGAGCACCCAGTAGTGTGCCCACGTCTTCGACGCTGCAACGGAAGCCACTGGTGGCGGACCGTTGAGCACATTGACAACGGCGTCTAGTAAGCTCGCGATCATCGATCCATCAACACGAGGACGCGAGTCGCAGCCGAGGGAACGTCGTTACCGACGACTACGCCGACACGCTTATTACCGGTCGCTGTCGTTGTGAATCGACCGTTCGAAAGATTCCAGTAAACGACTGTGCCTTGTGACCAACCGGCGCCAGTCTCGCGCGGACCTTCGATAACGGCACCGACTGCGACGCCACACTGAACGCCGGTTTTCGTCGGTTCGAGCGTTACCGCAGGCATATCGCCGAGAAAAACGAGCGTGCCCGCACTAACGTCTCCACCAGGCGCATAAGGAATCACGAGATCGTGATGCTTGACGACAACGCTCATCTCTTACCTCCGTTAGGATGCGAGTCTCGTCCACACACGAACGAGGAAACCATAGGGATCACTCGAAGTCGTTGCGTGCGCACCGCCGGTAGCGCGCACAACGATATATCGCTGCGATGTCGCGACGTTGATAATTTCGTCTGCGACTCGCGGCCAATATCCGGCGGGCAAGTCGCTCGCGCGCACAACGAAGCACTGCGTCGTTGTGTCGGCTGCGACCTGACCGCCGAGTGACACTGACTGCGAGTCGCGACGCGCGACCACGGCGTCGATCTCGGAACCGTTCGGAAGCCGAAGCCGAACGCCGCGACTGCGAAGTAGTGTCTCGAAAAAGTTATCGAGTATCGCGTTCATCGTCTCTCACTGTCATCACGCTGTCGCACGCACTGCAGCTCGGTGATCAAGTAGCGCGACACCGAAGTGCCAGTAAGCACGCACCGAGTAGCCGAGGAACTGCGGACTCGGTTGCACTTCTTCGATAATCGGCGTCTCCTGGCCACGCAGGAACGCGACCGCGAACGCCGGTGTCGTCGCGGGATCAGCTACGAGATACCACGTCGAGTTTGCGCCGTTCGTCGGCAAGTACTGCGTAACGACCGGCTCGAACTGACCGGCGTAAGTATTCGCTTCCGGTAGTGTACGATCGCTGTCGCCCGCGATCACAACACGCACACTCGTAAAGAGATTTTCGGCGGTCGCTTTCAGGCCGACCGGTACAACGAGGAAGCTCGGCTTTACGAAGACCGGTTGGCCGAACTGATCCGTTTGCGCGAGCATCCGTTCGACCGCGCGATCGAGATTCGGAATCGTAAGCGGCGCACTCGTCACGACGTTCGCGTTCGCAGTGCTGAAGAAGCCACCGGGGTTCGCAACGATCGTACCCCAGAAGAGATTCTCGAGCGCGATAATCGCGCCTCGCGCAGCTTCCTGCGGAATCGCGAGGAACGCACCGAGATCGTCGTTGATAACGTCCTGATGCGTGATCGTGAACAACCGTCCATATGTATCGACTTTCACTTGCCAGCCGGTATCGCCGATTCGCTCCTGCGCGATCGAACCGCTCAATGGCACACGTTCGAACTGCGCGAACGCGTTCAACCGTGCGAGCGTGTGCGGCATAAAGTTGACCGTCTCTACGATGCGCGCGATCCGCAGACACGTCGGTGGCATCGTCTCGTAAGTCGAAACGAGAATTCGATACGCCGATTCGCGCAAGAGATTCGGAAACGATCGCACGCTGAACGCGGCGCGAATCACGTCGATCGGCGAAGAGTACGGATCGACGCGATGACCTTCGAGTCGCAAGCACTCGCGCGCAAGCTGCAGCAACCCGAGATTCCGGTACTTCGACGCGGCATCGACGATCCGCGGCGCGAACTTCTTCTCGACGCTCTTCGCGACCGAACCGCCGGCGCGGAGCATGACCGCAGCAGTAAGGACTTCGTTCGTGTCCACGCTGGCATCGAACGCATGCACAACTCGACTGCTCGGCCGACTTGCGCGAATGGCAGCAAGTTGGCACTTTTTCGTGGACCAGTTTTCTTGAATCGCACGTTCCGCGAGGTGCGGGTACTTTCCGAGAATTCGCTTCACGATTTCAACCCTCCGAGCGGCTTTCGCGGCCACGACTGACGTGCCGATATCAGCGGGGACATCAACGATCGAAATTTCGCGCAGCACGGCGAGATCGACTACGTAGAGCGGACCCGTAAACGAACGACCGTTCACTTCGACTTCCGCGCCGTCAGGAATCTCGCGATACTCGACGACCTCGAGGCCGATCGACGCCTTCCACGGAAAGCCGTTCTCAATCGACGAGAGAAAGTCCCGCGAGTACTCGGTATCGCGCGAAACCACGGCGTCCGCGACGATCTCGTTGCCTTTGATCGCGATATTCGTCGTGTGCCCGATGCCAGCGTACTCGTCGTGCGCGTAGCGGATCGGCAACGAACTCGTCGGAATCTCGAGACCGCTAAGATCGACGACAACGGGAAGCGGCCAGCCCTCGACCGTCATCGTACCGCCGGTGTACGCGACGATCTGGATTCTCTTGAGACTTGACGCAGCATCGTCAGTCGGCTGCGCTTCCTCGGTCGCCGGCTGCGACTCTTCGTCTTGCGCAGCGACTTCGTTTTCGTTTTCGTCTTCTTCGTCTTCGAGCTCGTCTTCAGGACCCTGCGCGCTAATCCTCGCCTTCGCTCGAATCCGAAGAAACTTTTTCATCGTCTTCGGCATCGCTACTACCTCCTTTCTCGAAAAGGAAATCGAGACCGAGCTCGTTCGCGAGCGCGTACTCTTTCGCTCGCTGACGAAGCTCAGTCATCCAATCGCGACCCTGCTTCGCGTATTCGTACGCGAACGTCGTGAGTCCGCTCTTAAGACGTAGGCGTTGCGCTTTCGCTTCTTTCTCCGGATCGACGCCCTCAAGCGCAGGCCAATACCACTCGTGATCCGGTACGTCGCGACCAAGACCGACTAGTGCTGACGCTTCGCTGTCAGCAACGCGCCACTCGCGATAAAACGCACGCAGCATCGGCTCGAGCACGATCGCTTCGATCCGCGCTCGCTCGACTTCGAGTGCGCGATACCAGTTGCGAAGATCGAGTCGGCCACTCGAAAAGTTCGCACGCGAAGAATCGTTCAGCGCAACTACGACGGGAACGTTGAGGCACCTCGCAATCTCGCTCATCAGGTGGTACACGAAATCGCCGTAGGTCGTGGTCGGGTGCTGTGCGGTCATCTGCGACAGACGCCACCCCGGTGGCAACACGGTCGCACTGCGCGGTCGAAGATCGACGAATTGCCAGACGAGTTCGCGTGCGAATCGTTCCGCATCGCGCGGAATATACGCGGCCGAGTCGGTCTGCAAGACGGCTGCGAGATTCGCTGCGGTCTCGGCCGCAGCTGCAGTCGCAAGCGTGAACCGACGCAGAATCGAGAAGAGAGGTAGCGCCGGTGTAATCTCGGGGACACCACGCCATTGGCCCGGTCGCTCGCGATGGAAGTAGTGGATAACCGATTCCGCCGGTATCGTCTCGTACGAGTAGTCGATATCCGCGACCGCGATGTCACCTGGATGTCGCCGCAGAACGTGATACGCCGCTGGCATCCCGTAGTCGTCGAAAACGATACCCTCGACCGGTTGCATGAGCGCCGAGATCGGGCCCTCGCTAACTTGCTCCGGCTCGACGAGTCGAACTGCGAGCTTGACTTTCGTTCGCTGCCGCGGATAGTCGCAGAGGATCGCGAAGGCCTCGCCATCGACGACAACGCAACGTCGCATCGTCCGCAGAATCTCGGGTAAATCGACCGCAGCACACCACTCGGACCACGCTCGCTCGAGACGAAGGTTCAACTCTTCGTTCGTAGTACGAACCTGCAGGACCGGTCCAGTGCCGACCGTGTAGTTCGCGATCGTCGAGACAATGCCGTTCGCGTAGCTGTTGTTCGCGACCTCGTAACGCGATCGATTCCGCAGTGTGCGCCGCACACTCGGCGTCAGTGCAGCCGAAGGCGAAAGCGCATCCGCTTGGGCCCAGTGCTGCGCATTATCCGGAGTCGTTGCCGCCGCGTCATAACGCGCGCGAAACGAAACGCCCGCTCGCGCTGACGACGCGTTGCCATCCGATCGAAAGACTCGACGCAGCCACCCGATCATCCTAATGCTCCCGGCGCGTTTATCTTCACGACCACCGCTTTTGGTTCCGATACTTCGCGCACGAACTCGAGTAGCTCGCTCACGTCGCGATATTGGACTGTCATGCCGTCGACAGTAACCGTCTTCGGCTGCCGCGCTTGCTCGACTAAAGACTCGATGATCTGCTGCCGCTGCACGTCGTCGATCATGACATCGCCCTCGCACGATAACGAAGTAGTCCTTCGAGTAGCCAGTTCGAACTCGAATCCGAAGTCGAAGACGTACTCGACTCGAGCGAGTCGAAAATCTCACGCGCAACGAGCGCGCCCACGAGGCAGTCGAAGTAGTGGTTCTCGCGCGCGGGTAAGAGCGACCACTCGACGCACTGCCGCCAGATCGATTGCGTAGCCACGCCGGTCTCCGACGTAAGATGCTCGATCACGACCGGTGCATCGACGGTACGCGCAATTTCGACCGAAGACGACGCGAAAAGATTCGCGACACTCGTCTTCGCACGGTTCGTATCGATGAGCACGCTGGTCGTAGCGCGGTCTGGATCGCGCGTCATGCGCCACGCGCTGCCCGTTACGTCGCCCGGCTTCGTCAGCTCAACGACCGAAGACTTCGATCGCGCACCGACGTAGCGACCGTAAGCCGGATAGGCGCGATCGTGTATCGCGGTCACTGCCGATACGATGTCACTGCGATAACCGGCGTCCACGAGAACGAAGCTACTCGGATAACGAGCTCGAAGCTGCGCGAGTAAGTCGTGCAAGCCTCGCTCGATCGACTGCGGCGCCGCGATGCGATAGAAACCTTCGAGCGACAGCGCTGGCCGCGACGCCGAGTAGTAATTCGCATGCTGCTCGGGCCATGTCGAAAACGCCACACGCACACGATCGTTCTCGCGCGCAACAACCGCGTAGTAGAGAATCCGCTCCTGCACGTCGACGTAGATACCGACTCGCTCCGACGGCGCAATCGAGAAGTCGCCGAACGCAGACGCAACCGACTCCGACGCGATCGCGATCGAATCGTCTGCAACGACGTTCGCCGCAGGCTCGTTCTGGTACTCCGAGTAGAACGCGTTGCGATCCTGGAAATAAAGATGCATCGCGTGTTGGATCGCTGACACTTCGATGCGCGAATCGTAACACGCCTCCCAGAACGGAATCGCGCCGGCATCGAGCTGCGCACGATGCGCGAGGTAGTACTCGTTGATGCGCTTATAGTCGCGCACGCGGATCGCTTCGCGATAAACACGTTCGTACTCCGACCATGCCGCCATATCGGTCGGCATCGAACGAAGAAGACCGATCCGCTCACCGCTCCACTCGGGTAGCGACAACAGCTGGTCACTAAGGTCGCCACGACGAATAACCGTACACGTGCAGAGCACCGCGGCCTTGTGATCGTGGGCCATCGTGCCGAGAATATCCGACTGAATGAGTGCGCGCCGATACTCGCACTGACGCGGTGACATCGCGCTGTCGCGAGTCTGCGGGTCATCGATTAGGATGAGCTGAGGTCGCACAAGTCGGCCATCAGGTAACGCGTGTTGCAGACCGCGCAACGAACCGCCACGTAGCGGCACCGACTGAATGAGCGCGCCCGAGCACTTCGAGCCGTCGATCGACGCGAGTACGATCCGATCGAACGTAAGTCGAAGATGCGTCGGCTTGCCGTCGAAAAGCTGAAACCGCATGCGTTGTAAGCTGCCGTCAGCACGCAGTATCGGATAGCACGCCTCGGGATAATCTTCGATGAGCTCGCGCGCCGTCGTAAGCCAGAGAATAAGATTCTGAATCGTCTGCCGCGCGCGTTGTCCATTCGCAGTCACTACGAGTACGTACTTCGCGTGGCCATGCAGCACCGCCCACAACGAGGTCGCGAGCGAAAGCGAAGTCTTACCGCTGCCACGCGGCATCGCGTACGCGAAGCAACCACCACGAAGAACGACCTCTTCGAACTTGCGAGCGATCGATCGATGCGCGTCCGAAAACGGTAGCGAAAAAACCGAAGGAAGATACGTGCGACACCACTCGAGAATCGATCGACTCGCTCGCGCACGCCGACGTGGATGCGCAACCTCAGGTAGCGGTCCGATCTCACGAGCACGCAAAATGACACGTCGCCGACGTAAAGCTTCGTCGGCGACCACATACGCGTACTCTTCGATCGTCCTAGCCGCCATCGCTCTTAGTCTCTCCTAAGTCGCGCACCGGCATCGCAATCGGCTTTAGGTCGTCCGAGTAGTGCGCCGGATGCGTCAGCATCGAACGAATAACTCGCGGTGACGCGCCCCACACGTCGCCGACACCGTTTAGCCGAGTCGTGCAGCAGACCGGCGACAGCAGCTCGCCAGTCGCTGTCGCGATAATCCCACCGCCGCTATCGCCCTGCGAAACCGATAAGCGATAACGAACCTGAAGGTCGGCGTTCTCTTTCGCGACCACGTAACCGTCCTCGCGATTGCCCGGAATATGAACACCGTAGCCGCAGTGAAAGACCTTATCGCCGACTCCGTACGACTCCGCAACGCGCAGCCACGGCAATCGATCGTAACGATCGTCCGTCAATAAGATCGAGCAGTCAGACTTGCGATTGATCGCGATGACACGCGCGCCGAACGACACGCCGTTACGAAGAACGACAGTGACTTCCTCGCCGACACGTCGATGACAATGCGCGGCACTCACGAGATACCAGCGACCGTCGTCGCGCTTCGGACCTACGATCGTCGCGCTGCAGTAACCGCCCGTCATTATTATTTTCGCGACCGCATCACACGGATTCGCTGCCGGCTTATCGTCGTCCGGCCGCGGTGACTTTTCTTTGTCATCACGTCGTTCGTCTTGCGGCGGTACACGAACGCAACCGAAGTGAACCGCGGTGCCACCGCCGATAACTGTAAGTAGCGCAGTCAAGACCGCAACGAGAATCGATCGCCACGGCTCGGGAATCGAAATGCGCATCGAAATCTCCTTCGCACGACAAACTACTCGATTTTCGAAGC